TTTTCTAATTATATGAAGGGGGAACAACAATGGGCGTAAAGGATGATTTGATTGCACAGTTGGATAATGAAGGGGTAGATGCAGTAGCAGAACAGAACGCAGATCGTAATCCGGAAGACCAAGATATAAATATAACAGAAGGTGTAGCGATGGATGTCGAGGAAGACACAAAAGAGAAAAGGTCAGAGTTGGTATGTGAAGAAGATATAAAGAAAGTTTTAGACTTTGACAAAGTAGCACTACAAAAATATGCACACTCTCGACTAGGTAAAGAGTTGGATTTGAGTAAAAGAATTAAGATGCTAAAAACAGAAGTTGTTATTCTTATTCAAAAGAAACTTGACTTGCCTACTGATACTGGTTCGGTTGATGGTGAGACAAAGACAAAAGCTCCTGTATCAAAGGAAGCTGAGTTTATGTTCAATCCTAAGAACCGTAGAATTTTCGAGGCAACAGAATTGCTATTAAAAAGAACTGATTTAATTCCGTGTTTCGTAATTGATGAAGAAGGAAAAAGATTATAATGGCATTAAACATATTAGATTTCAAACTGTCAGTGGTTGCTGAAATACCAAAAGACAAGAATATATTCGTTGAGAGATTGATGCTTGACGCTATTCAAGAACTATGCAGAGAGTCTCATTGCTGGATAGAGAATGTCACAGGTATGCTTTCAGTAAAGGACACATCGTCCTACGCAGTTACCGTTAGTACTGCATATGCTGAGATAATCAATATTCATCAAGGCAAGTACAACAATGAAACTATAGAGAATATTAGTAATAGAACAATGGACCATCGTGATTCTCAGTGGGAACAAAGAAGTGGTTCTCCTGATGCATTCATATATGATGGTGACATTAACATACGATTTAACGTAACTCCAGATACTTCTGGAAAAGCTGTTTCATTTGAGGCTGTTATAATGCCGAACAATGTCAATGGTGTTGTTCCTCCAAGGATAGAGAAACGACATAAAGAAGCTATCAAGGCTTATGTTAAATGGAAAGTATACGAAAGCGAAGAGCATTTCGATGCTAATAAGGCAGCCAAGTTTGAAAGGGATTTCACAAGGCGTAAGAATGCTTTGAAGGTTGAGATCGCAAGAGACGGTGAAGATATAGAGGTAAGAGGTAGGAGCTTTGTGAGTGGTAAGGTTAGACCACCAAGAACATTTTCTGTAGGCTAAGGAGACTAAATGACATTCGCTGAAATAGAAGCATCTGTAAGGTTAACCCTAGATGATAATTCCACTGATGATAACTTGTGGACACAGGCTGAAATCTTAGAGTATGCACAGGATGCAGAGAACGAAGCATGCGAAAGAGCCAATCTTATCATAGACAACACAAGTGCTTTGACAGATATTGCAGTAAACACAAGTACTGGTACCTACGGTATTGCAGTTACCATCATAACAATAGAGAGTATCAAGATGTCACTCGGTACGAGTCCTCTAATCGAAACTACTGAACGTGTACTCGATCTAACCGAATCCTCATGGCGAACAAACACTGGTACTCCTAGAAGCTACGTCAAGACCCCTACAAACAACATAGTACTATACCCTATACCTATAGTCGCTGACACTGCTAACATGACCGTGACGAGGTTCCCAACCTCACCGATGACATTGCTCGGCTCTCCTGAGATTGATAGCAGATACCATGCAGGACTATTATTCTGGATACTACATAGATGTTATATGAAGAATGACTCTGAAACTCTGAACGTAGATAAAGCTAAGGACTATGGACAGCAATTTGTTACATGGTTCGGTAAGAAGGTGAAGCATGGCGATTAACAAGAAGAAGTTCGATGAATTTCAAAAAGCATTTCGTGGTGGTGTTGTAAGACCAAAGAAACCTCCTAAAAAAAAGAAGGGTAAGAAATAATGGGATATGGAACTGTTCGTGACGTAGTGACAAGACACTGGCAACAAGTAGAGGATGCTATAAGAACAGGTGACATGAAGAAAGTTAAATCAGCTAATAGGCAAGGTTATGACAGAGAACGTAGAGAGGTAGGTAACTATGGCGCAAGACGTAAACGTTAACCCAGGAGAATTGGTTTTTAAGAACTTCAAGGGTATCAATAACATAGCCAGTCCACAGTGTGTGGTCCAACAAAAGGATATGCCTGTTTATTGATGGTGATATTCTTATGAGACTGAATGCAGACTGGACAGCTACCGAGGTAAGATCAGGCGTGAGTAATCTTCCAATGAGCTACGTTGATATAAATGAAAAAGTTTACTACTCGAATGCAAGCGTTAATGGGTGGGTCAATACTCTTGGTGAAGATAATAGTTTTTCGGACCCTACAGAGAATCATAAAGTTAAGCCACCTACAGGACAACATATAGAATTTTACAATGGCAGGATGTACATAGCAAGGAACCAAACGCTATGGTTTACTGACGGATACAATCTTAATGCAGTAGACATGAGATCAAATGCTATTGGATTTAAAGATGAAATAACAATGCTAAAAGCAGTCGATGATGGGCTGTGGATATCTATTGGAGATGTAGCTGGTAGGGGTGAGATTAAGTTCCTATCAGGAGGTACTCCAGAAGACTTCGTTCAGATGAACAAAGCAAACTATGGAGCAATAGAAGGTACTGCCGTTAAGCCTAAGTCAGCATTCGTGGGAGAAGGGCTTCCAGGAAAGTCTGTAATATGGGCATCACGAAAAGGTATATGCCTTGGAGAGAATGGTGGTAAGTTTACAAATATGACAGCGACCAGATACGAGGTAGCCGACAATCGATACGGTGCTGGACTGTTCAGGATTATTGATGGTTTACCTCAGTATATTGCGTCCACTTGGACATAATAAGTAGTAATCAAACTTAAGCACGTTTGACTCAGACTCCCTAAATACTAATTTAGTACCAATTAGCATTTCATTAGTACTTAGACCTGAACTCCCGAATAGGCTAAGGTGAATAGAATTTTATAATTTAACCTTTTCTATAAGGAGAGAGTCATGGCTCTAAGCATTTCAACTGGACTCCGAAACGGAATCCTTGACGCATCAGCGTTAAACACTTTACTATCAACTGGCGAAATAAGAATCTTTTCTGGTTCGGCTCCTGCCGATGCAGATGCAATTGAATCTGGAACTTTGCTGGTTACAATAAACACTTCAACAGGCTCAGGATTTGATCTTAAATTCCAACTTACCGCAGCTGCTGGTGTGCTTTCAAAGCAGACTAACACGTGGGATGGTGTAGCCGTTGCTACAGGAGTTGCAGGATACTTTAGGTATTGTGCTGACAAGACAGACCCTGGAACTGCAACGACAACAGAGGTTAGGATTCAAGGAGCAGTCGCAACGTCAGGTGCAGAATTGAATATGAGTAACACTTCAATCACATCTGCCGCAACAACAACTATTGACACATTTGATATCACTATGCCAGCAGCTTAAGCTATGTAGCTACCCGATATGAACTTTGATGCCCCACATCATTGTTGTTCCCCCTTGGACGGTAGCTAACGGCTTTCTGTTGGTTTTAGTGAACGAGAGCCATTGCACCTTACGGTGTAGTGGCTTTTCGTTTTTATACATACAAATAAATTATGATAGATTATAGAATACCAAGCGGAAGAGGATTAATCCTTACTGGAGATAGACAGTTAGCTGGAAAATATGTCCAGTTTGCTAAACGTAGGATGGTTGAGATGAAGTATGCTATGAGTCTCACTAAGTCACCTATGTCTCAAAAGACTTTCCAGTTTGGGGGTAGCTGTGCATATATAAGATTATTATCAATAGACGGGCAAGACTTCATAAGAATACATCACTGTCCAGCCACAGTAGACGGTGGTTGCACATTTAATAATCCAATACAAACTAACGGACTTCCAATATCCGAGTACAGGCTTGGGTGTCCTGATATCGATGATGGTGATAATCCGTTGATGGTAACATTTACGGCTCTTACATTGATAGACTCTGATAATTCTGGTACAAATAACTTATGGCAAATGGGTCAAGGTAGTTATCCTTGGAATCGACAAGAGCAAGAGCATACTTATGGTGGAGCGCAAGAGTGGGAAACAACCCATCAGGTGTTCACTGTCCATCTACCGTATCAAATTCAGGCACTTCAAAGGTCTGGTCATGCAGGGACACACGTAGACGCACATGCTGCTGCGATGGCTTCCTCATGGGTTGCTGGTGGTGCTGGTGTACAGTGCATGTCTCATAAGGAGGGTGGGTACTCTTACTGGATGAAGACGTTAATCCATACAATCGATCTAGGAGACACTCAGGTTTATACCAAGACTCCAGAAATGACGGCATATCATACTTCTAGTTTTTATAGTTACCCACATGCTAGTTTTGGATGGGCTGATGTTGCTCATGGGTCTGGTGTTGAGAATACCTTTAATGGTGATACGTTTTCGGCAGAAGTTTTTGATAACCCTGTACCAGCCTTTATATACTCTGATCTGACATCGAATATAGGTAACAGTAGTATCGTGATGTCGTATCAACCAATTGGTGGGTGGGAGGCAATAATAAATGACCCTTTTGCTGCTGGAAGTGGATATGGATTAGGTTCAGGAGATCGTTGTGGTTGGAGCTTTGCACCAAATCAATACAATGCCACATTAGGCTGGTGGAATGAATACAAAACATACAAAACAATACTTATTGATGAAGAAGGTAATCACAGTCAAGTGGGTCCGTCTATACATGAACGGGTTTCCGCATAACATAAAGGAGAATTAATGGCATTTGATACATTATGGACTGGTAAGGGCAGTAATAAGTTATACGAGCAGTCGGGTAACTTCACGTCCACAGTTAAAGTCTCACTGTCGGTTGCCGCTATAACCTCAGAGTGTACTGATATCAGTCCTCATAATGATGACGAGATAATGATGTCTGAGCATATGTTAGAAAAGACATTCGTGTTGTCAGGTAAGTTCTCTTCTACTGTACGCTCAAGTGTTGACCATTCTGCTTACTTATACTCTGCTCAGGGTGTAAGTCCTGGTACTGTCAATACATTAGTATGTGGTGATGGTGCTGATTTAGGTATTCCCGATGATGAGGAAGTGTACCTATTTTCAGGCAAGATGACATCTACTATAAAAGAATCATTGAGAGTAGGAATTACATGGGGTACTCCTTTAGGTATAAGTAATGATGATATAAATACAACATGGGTAGAGAATAATCATTTCTACTTTTTCTCTGGACAGATCACTACAACAGTAAAAGACAGTTATACCTATGGCAGTTCTGATAGAGAAGGTATTGGGTTTGATGGCACAGACACTCTCAGTTGTGGTTATACCAACGACAAGCTGACTAGATACTCAGGACGATTCACATCGACTATTAGAGACAGTGTGTATATCGCCTCTAAGGATGGTAACGTAGAAGGTATAGAGAGTAGCAACTTTGACTTAAGAGTGGGAATAGGAAACTTTGCATCCATAACACTTCCTATGTTCGGTTTGACAACAATGAATGTTATCAACTTCCCTATGTTCACAGTTGCTGCATTTGACTATAACGCTCTTTTCAGAAACGAACTCCCTATGTTCACGTTAGATACTTGGGCGCAACAGGGTAATGAGGTCAGGATAACACTACCATCCTTCTCAATGGATTCATATGCTAATCCAGGAAACAACAGGATTGCTATAACGCTTCCATTCATAGGCTTGGATGCACCAGCATCGTTCCATGGTGATATCAGTATTTCACTTCCAAGTTTCTCGTTTGATACACATGCGTACCAAGGCGAAGTATATAACATAGATGTTTCAATGCCAATGCTTAC